GAGTCAACAAGGTCATCATGGTCGCCATTGGGGAATGAAGCTAACTCATCCATTACTTCTTCAGCCCAACGGGTTTCAGGACACCACACCATGCCAGAGGCAAACAGGTCTGAGATTGCGTTTACACGCGAGATCTTATCGTTTCCCTTGCCCGGCGTAAACTCTGACAATGGAATTCCCATTTTGCGCATCTCATAGATCAATGGAGCGCCAGCTGCACGCTTCTCAACGATCAATGTGTCGGGTTCCCACTCCTTGTAAAGCTCATAGGCTTTGGCTTTGAGTTCAGGGAACTCTAGACGCTCTTTGTAGGCATCTAAAAGAATGATGTTTGCCCGCAGGTTGCCTTGTTTGTCGGGATGCTGAAAGACACCCCATGTTGTACAGGCTGAATAGTCGGCCCGATTGGTCTTTTCAAACGCCGTATCCCAAGATTGAATGAGGTATTCACAGGAAGGGGGGTTTTTACCTTCCCAGATCTGCCACTGATCACGCTTAATGATCGCACCTTCTTCAGATGTGGGGTTCTGTTGGTACTGGGCCTCCCATTTAGACACTGGAAGCTCTGATTTGAGGGCTTCGAGGGCATCTTTAGACCAAAATCCGGGCCACAAGGGGGTTCCAGAGGGCAAAATGGCGGGGAAATCAATGGTTTCCCACTGATCTACACCGTCTTTAGCCGAATTTTTTATAATTTGACCGGTTAGATCCCGTTTGGACCACCTAGTCATCACAATAATAATGGCTCCGCCCGGCTGTAAACGCTGACGGGGGCCGGAAGTGAACCATTCATACACTCCATCAAAGACTGCGGGGTTAGCCTGCTTGGCTTCCTGCTCTGAATGGGGGTCGTCAATGATCAATAGATCAGCGCCCTTACCTGTAACAGCGCCGCCAACACCGATAGCAAAGTAATCGCCACCCATGTGAGTGTTCCAGCGACCTGCGGCCTTTGAATCACTTGATAGCTTTGTATCAAATACCCTTTGATAGTTCTCTGAAGAGACAAGATTCCTAACCTTTCGTCCAAAGCCGGTTGCTAATTCTGCGGTGTGTGCAGTCTGAATGATCTTCTTCTCCGGAAACTTACCCAAGAACCACGACGGGAGCAGATAAGAAGCAAACTCAGACTTGGTATGCCGGGGAGGCATGTTGATGATCAACCTCTTAAGGTCGCCCCTAGCGACCCTTTCAAAGGCATCTGCCATGATTGCATGGTGTTTACCAGAGATAAACACAGGCCACATCTGCGTCACGAAATAAAGAAAAGACTCCTTGGACTTCTCAACCTTGTCCATCTCCAAAAGCTTCTGTATCTTCACCCTCGTTCCAGAATCAATCTTGGGATTGTCCAAGGCCTCCATATAGGCCTTAACTTCTGCGTGGGTTAACAAACTCATAACGCAGCCACTTCTTTCACAGACTTATCCACAAGCTTGATCGAATGAAATTTATAAGGCCTGACAGTCAGATGGCCATCCTCCTTTAGCCGGTGGATGATCCGGTGAACGTTTGACTTAGAACTCAATCCAATCCCCTTAGCAATAACCTCATAGGACGGAGGCACGCCATGGAGCCTAATGTACGCCCTAATGAAATCTAAGACTAACTGACGATGCTTGGTCATGTAGTGAGTTTAAACGATAATGAGAACGTTCGCAACTGTTTAAACGAAAATATATATAGGGGTGGGGGTTGGCGATTTGGAAAGGAAGGGGGGGTCATTCTGTGGGAGATGTATGGATGAGTGGAATAGAGCGTAATAGACGGGCGGGTGGTCAACGGCCTGCATGGGGGGTACGGAGCGGGTGGGTGACGCATCACACGCCATCATCGACGGGTGGCCTCACCTTTTGTTTAAACGCTGTGGCTTGCACGTCCATCACCGATGACCGATCCCCCTTGAGAAGCTTTAGATGCGATGCCAACTCCCGCTTGAGTTGATCTGCGGTCACTGGTGCTTTGTCTTGCACCTCTGTTGGTGTAAACAGGCCACAGGCTTTGCCCATGAGTTCCAGTGCTTTTAGTTGTGTGCTTGGTTGACTGTCTTTACTCAGTGCAAGCAGTCCCTTGAGAACATACCTTTTAGACGCCACAACGTCATCGATGAGGTGCTCGATCGTTTCCCCCCAAGCCTCTTTCAATGCCTCTTGCACCCTTGGATCTTTCATCAGCTTATTGGCTGATGCGCTGATACTTGCATCGCTCCCAGTGTCATTCTGAAAGGCCTCTCGGTAACTGGATCTAAGGCTCTGCCCTCTGATGACGCCTTGAATGAAGCGTTGCTGGCCTACTGTGAGAGGTTGCCCCCTCTTATGCTCACTTGCCACTGGTAGTCCATCTATACGCCTCCTAGGCTTTGGTGCTTGCCTTGCTAGAGCATGGGCAAACTGTTCCGCTTCGCTAGCATGATCTGCGCTCTGTTTCTCCCAGTGTTCGCCCGCCTCGGACAATGCCGCCTGATACTCACCCGATGTCGTTTTGTTCATGATCACCGCCTCCATTTTGTGACTGACCCGTTCAATTGATGTTCACTGAGTACACCCCGCGAACTGTTCGCATTATATGTTATTCACAGGTTACTAAGGCCTGTGGATAAGTGCCAAAGTTATCCACAAGATGTTATCCACAGCTTATACATATCCACACCAGCCCTAAAGTTATCCCCACAAAAAACACCCAAAAAGGGCATAGTTATCCACAAAATTAGGGTTAACCCTATGGCCTCTAGAATCGATTTTAAGACCCCTAGGAGCGTCCGTTTTCCAAAGTGGCTACCCTACCCTCAGCCCCCTCAAAAAAAACGCACCTAGACGTTTTGTTGTTTTCAAACCACACCCAAAAACAGGCCAAAAAATGACCGTTGGCATGATCCATGCTACGCGTGCGCGCGCCTGATTTCTTTTTTGTTGGCCTAGAAAACCCTGTTTTGTAATAACCCTACAAATTACTCAAGCATATATCAGGGGGCTTGTGTAAACAATATTAATCTGTTCAAATCAGGGTTCTACCGCTTTTGGTAGTCAACAAAAAGGATCTTAAAAATGCTGATTCACACTGAGAGAGAAACCTACCTACAGGCCGCAGTTGAGGAGCTTCGCCCCTCCTTTTCCGCCAACGGCCACACCCTCCCCTTGGCTATTCGCGTGTCATGCGCTCTGCCCTCTAATGCCAAGCGCAGTGGCGCGATCGGTGAGTGTTGGGCTGACACCCGCTCAGGTGACGGCCACTATGAGATCTTTATCTCTCCAACCTTGGCTGACCCCGCACGTGTCTTTGATGTGCTGATCCATGAACTGTGCCACACCGCCAAGGGGTGCATGAATCATGGCGTGAACTTTCGCAAACTGGCCGAGGCGATGCTACTGATCCCCGCGACCAACTCATGGAAAGCCACAGTGGCCGCCCCCTCTTTCATGGCCGCCTATGGGTCAATCATTGAGGGGTTGGGCGAGTACCCTCATGCCGCCCTTGATATGTCCTCCCGCAAGACTCAAGGCACTCGAATGCTCAAGGCCTCATGCCCCTCGTGTTCCTACACCGTACGCCTGACGGCTAAGTGGGCATTCGATTCATACGGCAACCCCCGCCTCCCAGTTTGCCCCTGTGGCGATACCTTGGCACTTGTTTAAACACTAAAGAGAGAGAAAATCATGGCATCAAATCAAGCCCTCAAACTGCAAATTGCACGTGTCAAAAACACTGTTCTCAATGGAGCGATGCTCCAATTCAAAGGCCGCCCCATGGCCAACAAAACCGAGGCCATGGAAGTATTGGCCGACATGGTTATCGCGGGTGAAATCACCCTTGAAATGATTCAAGCCGCCCCTGAGGCGGCCATTAGCGCGACTGAGGCAGTCGATCCGGCCATGTTGCAAGCAGTAGGCAGTGTTGCATCACGTGCCGAGCAAGTGGCACTTGATGCCCTTAAGCTTGGCATCAAGGCCGAGGCCATGGCCGGAAACCTTGAGAGCGTTTGCATTGAATTGCGCGATGAACTCAAGGCTATGGGCAAACAGGCCTCTAAGGGCATTGATACCGCCTCGGTTCAAACGCAAGTGACCAAGGCCATTGCTGACGCATTTAAGCCCTTTAATGAGGCCGTGCAAGCCACTGGTTCACAGGCCGTAGTCGCGGCCATGGCATCGGTGCATAAGATCGATCGCAAGCCCTGTCTTGACGTGTTTGGCCTTGACGTGCGTGACATGAAGGGCAACCCTCTGATGATCGATCTTTACAACGCACCCAATGCCCCCGCCATTGATCCTGATTTTGTATGGTCACCCTCGATCCTCACTCACTTTGTGATCAGCCAAGAGTATGGGGAAAACGCATTCATGGCCGGAGACAAAGGCACTGGAAAATCAGTCAGTGCCGAGCAATGGGCG